GATTTGTACTCGTAAGCAAACGCTTTGAATGAAACTACAATTCCTATAAACAAGACTGCAACTACACAAAAAACTATGGCAACGGTTTGTAGCACATCTACTACTTCTTTTTGTTTTTGTCTTGCTTCTATCTTTTGTAGTCTTCGTGCTTCTTTAGCTTCATTAATCTTACTAGCTCTTTCAGCTATAATCTCATCCCACGCAGTAGGACCAAATCTAAGATTAATTATTTGCTTTAGCTCGTTACGTTTTTCTTCTAATAATTTACGATCTATAAAATCTGTGGCTGAACTTTCTACTGAACCAAACTGCTCTGCTATAGACATACCTTTACCAGCTTTTTTATTCATCTGTGCTTCGCCTGTAAAGAAGCCATCTATCTGTTTAGCTATATCTTTGATGTCGTTTGCTGTACCAATGTTTGATTTTATAAAGTCAACGCTTTTTTGTACTAATGCGATACCCGTTAATATTTCAGCGACTACCATTATCTTTTCCTCATTGGTTTACAATATGCAGTTATTTGTAAGTTAGGTCCTTCCTTTTGTGGTATTGAAGGTTGCTTGTGTAATCTTTCTGCAAAGTACAAGCACTCATCTATGTTATCGAAAGTTTGTGTTTGGTCTATTACTCTTAATCCCATCATAAACACTAACACAAATTCAATCATAACTCCCCAGTTTTCATAGCTTCAGATAATCGTACTGCACGATTACCTACTTGATTTGCCCATCTTGAATCAAGCATTTCATCACAAGCTAAAGGATAGTTTACTTTTTCTATAGCCATCCACATGTTTTTAAATTGCATAAGACGAGGAACACCCATGTTAAATGCCATGTCAACAAGTACCATCTGTCTAACATCAGTCAGTTGGTTTACAATTGATTTGTTAGCAAGTAATTCTTTTTCTACGATAGCTATGTCATTCATACAGAGATAATATGCTTCTTCTTCTGTAAGACCTTTCTCGTAGATATCTTCTATAGTTTTATTTATAAACAGTAGCTCTCCATCCGTAATACCTCTGTCTTCTAAATTTCTACCGATGCCTACCGTATCTATGCCAAGATGATCTTGATAAACAGTAAGAACTATACCCTCGTGTAAAGCTATCATCTTTACTAGTTCATCACGATCATATTTCATGCTTTTTTCCTTGTCGTCTTACGTTTTCTACCCGATGCAGTAACAGACCATTTAACTGCTTTAGGTCCTGTTTTCTTTTTGGCTTCAGCTTTAGTTATCTTGCCTGCAACTTTCTTTGGTCTACATGCAGGATATGGTCGTGTTTTCTTTTCTTTGCCAGAACGACCACATTTCTTGCCCGTCTTAACATCTCGCCAATCTTCTTTAAACCATTTGGTTAGGCTCATGCGTATCCACCACCACGTTTCTTGTAGGTACGCACAAGCCATGCGTTTGCATATGCACTAGGATAGACCTTAAATTTCTTTTTTGCTTCTGATTTTACTCTAGAATACAATGAAGGATTTGTTGGTTTAGAGCCACTTTTCTTTTTAGTTTTCTTTTTAACTGCCATGTTACGCCTTTGCTTTCTTTGCTTTGGCTTGTGCTGTTTTAGATAAGTCTTTCATGTGGAACAAAGCTTTACTTGATTTTGTATGGTTTTTACCACTGTGCAAAGTGCCATCCTTCATCTTGTGTGTTGCACCTTTGTACAACGTTCCATTCTTTAAATAGTGTTTTACGCCTTTCATTATTTCTTCCCCATTAGTTTCATTGCTTGTCCTACACCTTTAATTCCAAATGAGCTACTTACAGCTATAAATAAAAGGTACTGATACCAATCAGGCAGAGTATTGAGTACTTCAAAGCCTGTTCTTACGTATTCTGTCATACTAGGTATGAATACTAAAATTGCTGGAGCAAGGAGGACAACTAAAGCAAATTCATCTTTCCAACTTGCATCTGTGGCATCAGCCATAGACTTTTCCCACGCTACCTCGCCTGTTGCTACTTTCTCTGCAACAACTGCTTTAGCTCTAGCTTGTGCTACTTTAGCTTGACCGTCAGCCTTCACTTTTTCTACCTTGCTGTTCATCCAAGAACCTGCAAGATTGGCTATAGGTCCTATTAACGCTGTGAGCATGTGCATCCCTTTTTAGTAAACCTACTGTCAATCCACACTTTACCGTAGTACAGAATAAATAACCACGCAGTAAACAACGCACCTTCTAAGTACGATAAATCATTCCACGCATCTAATACCATATTCTCCATCAAATTCTCCCTTGTGACTTATGTAACTGTTTTACGTATTGTCTGTAGAATTTATTGCTTATTTTGTTTAATATCTTAAACATTGTAAAATTAATTGTTGCTAACATTTCCATCTTCTTCTTGCCTGCCTTAAACGACTGTTCGGGTCTTTTGCCGCTTTAGGAAACTTTTTCATTTGTCCTGCACTTCTTGCACAATAGGACTTTCTACGTTTGGCAGCCTTGCTACCTTTCTTTACTTTACCTGTAACTGCTGTCTTAAGCTTTGATCCGGGATTATCCCTTCTGTACTTAGCTACACCTTTTTTAGTCATACCTGCACCCGACTTAGTTGGGCGTTTATGACCACCTTTGATGGTGTGACCTTTCATTGTACCTTTTTCAGACATTGTTACCTCATAATTATCAAGAGGGCAAGTTGCCCTGCCCTCCCGAAGTTAGTTGTTACGTACCAGTTGTTACACTAGCAGTCTGCTTTGGACCTGTTCCAATGTCACACATAATTGCTATGACTCTGAAACGACCTGCAGTAACGCCTGCACCCAATGCTTTAACTTGGATTGCGTCAGCAGCGATAACTGTGTTGATACCTGCAGCTTTTAAATTAAACTGGTATATCGCATCAGCATTACCATCTACTCCGTCAGCAAACGCATCAATGTCAGTACTTAAACCAACATCGTAAGTTAAACCTGATCCACCTGCTTCAAGAACGTCAAGACATCCACCGATAACAATTGTGTTATCTGGCACATCGATCATCTTTACAACGTCATTTGCAGAAAGATTTTGGTCGGCTGCATCAAAGATTCTTGATTGAACCATGTAAGGTCTTGGCACATTGCCCGGATGTCCTACAGTTCCACCACCTGCGATGGTATGATTATAATCAGTCATTAATTAATCCCCCTTACGCAAAATCTATGACGCCACGAACTATTGCTTCTGGTCTTAAAACTTTTCTACCAAAAACGTGTAGTCCTCTAACGACATCAGAGAATGATTCAGTTGAACGTACCACTTCAGTCTTTGCGATGTGAGACGCTGTAGAAGTACTAGAGATATGTCCTGCCATGATAACGTTCTCAGAAGCGTCTGTAGCGACACCTGATAATGTTACTTGGTCAGTACCTGCTGTACTATTTAACGCAGTAGACTTGTAGCATCTAAATCCTGCAAGTGTACCCGGAGTTGCAAGTCCGTTTCTTAGGTTTGAAGACGCATCGCCAGTTACCTGTACTTCTGCCATCTTGTTACCTGCTTGAAACATCTTCTCGTAGAAGATCGGAGGAGCAACAAACCATCTGTTCTCTTCTGGTACAGACTGATCATCAAGCACTCTAGCCATTAATAGCATGAGGTTGATACCTGCATCATCTGTTTCTACGTTAATAGGAGCAGATGCTGTACCTAAAGCTGAATTAGTAGTTGTTAATCCACCTGATAAACTTGCATCGTCAGCACCAGCAATACCTGCACCGTCTGACATAGCCTGTAGTATGTTGGCATCGAATTTTCTCTTTAGAGCAAAAGCACCTGAAGAAGTTGCTAATGCTTCAAAGTTGACATGTGAATGTCTTTCTTCGATGTCATCGATTTTAAATGCAAAAGCATTTGCTTGGTCAACGGTCATTGTTATCTGATCGTCTGCCAAGTCTTGTGCGTTAACCACAGAACCTCTTGTGTACGCTGACACAGTAAGTGTTGGTTCTTTTATAATGTTAACAGTGTCGCCAAAGTTTTCAATTTCGCCAGTATAGTCGGTATTCGTAATATCTTCTGCAACCGAAGCTCTACGGAAGAACTTAAGAACTTTTTGGCTAAAAATTGAGGGAGCAAAGTTACCTGACGGTAAGTTAGC